ATCAAACCTGAATCGAAGGGGGATGAGCCAAGCCACTACTTGTGCGCGCTCTGCATTGAAAAAGGCATGAAGATCATGATGCAGCCGTGGGGTGTTAACTTGAAATGCAACTCCTGCACAACGGTCATCCCTACTAAAGCTCCGGCACCACTTCCGAATCCTCGGCGCGTTACCCGCTAAAGCTTTCATGCGGCCATACCCAGAATTTCGCGACGGATTTCATCCACCGTCGCTTGATTCAAACCGCCTTTTTTGGCGATTTTCTCAACACGGGAAGCTGCCGCTTCGACCTTCTCCCGATACTCAGCCTGCCATTTCTTCTGCACGACAGACGCTTTCCCCAGTTCAGCGACAGCCTTCGCCACCTTGGGCAAATCCATTTTGTTGTCGTCCGCCATCAATAGCTTGAACAGGTGCTCTTGCACCAGGCGCATTAACGCCTCGTTGACGGCACCTTCCTCATCAGGCGCAGCAGCTACGACCGCCCGCGCTTGTTCGCTCGCAACCTTGAGCGCCGACAGCTTGGATTCAAAGTCCTGGCCGTAGCGGTGCAATGCTGACTTGCTGATGGAGAACCCCTTAGCCGATAGCTCGGCCGCGAGGCTTTCGTACTCGCCGAAGCCATTCTCAGCGAGGGCTTTGTCGAGCCAGGCTTTTACGGCCGTTGGCAGGCTTGCGACTTTGCTTCGCGGGGGCATGGGGTTAACTCCAGTATTTTTCGGGACGGGCAATACCGGGATTGCAGGCAATGGTGTATTCGGCGACGTCTACGCCGTAGTGAGTCAGGCCACAGATCCAAACGCCGTTTGGCTGTTTGTCCAGGGTGACCAGGCTACGGTCGGCGAGGTAATCCAGTTCGCGACGCAGTTCCAAAGTGGTGGAGTCCGGATAGATGCCCTGAATGGTGGCAAGCACGACGGCTTCGTGCGGATCTACCGGGCGCGACGTGTCCAGGGTTTTGATGATGTACCAGCGCAGGGACTCCCGGCGCGTTTTGGCGGGGTCGATCATTTAGCGGTTCCTTTCAGTTGAACGTTTTCGAGTTTCATTGCCAGCGCATCGAGCTTTGCCTCGATGACGGTCTGGTTGCGTACGTAGTCCTCCCGCCGCACGTAATGCAGTGGCATGTCACCTCGCAGACGTTCAAAACTCAGCTCAAGCTGGCGCAGACGTTCACCGTCTTTTGCGATGGCGTTAAACCGGTCATCCATGACTGCGTTGCGTTGATCGAGGCGGCGCTCCATTTGCAGCAGCAGGAGTTTTACCAATCCGGCAAAGCCGCCCAGGACGGTCACCCCGGCGCCGATTAACTGCCAAGCGGGCATTTCGATCATCATCATTTACGCCCCCTTGCACGGTCGCGGCGGGTTTGGCACTCAGTGCAGTACTGCACCCCCACACGCGCCAGGCGGCGACCTTCGGGGATTGGCATTCCACAATCATCCATCTGGCAGAAATCGGCAGAAGGGCCAGTCAAGGTTTCCTGTCGTGCCAAATGAGCCGCTAAAGCGGATTCGTTGTGGATGGCCTCCAGCTTGCTGGCCTCATCAGTTACTTCCATTGTTCGTCCAATCAATCAGGTTATTGAGCTGGGCTCGACAGGTGCTGTGCAGCTCGGCATTGCGCACCTGGTTCGTCAGGACTTGAGCCTGGCCAACACCGGAGTCGAGGTCGTCAGCGGTTCTGGAGCCACCGGCCGACGTAGCAATTCCGCTGGAGCTGTTCGGGGTTGGCATTGCGGTACTGATGCCGTTGGCGGTGTTCCACACGCGGACAAAGCCAGCAGTGAACACAGCAGCAGGCAGCGTTTCAGGCTGCGCATCGAGGGCGCGCCGATAGAGAGTGGTGACACGGGCAATCTCCCCAGTGAGTTTTTCTGTTTTCTTGCGCAGGTTGTCTTTGGTGTCCGCTAACTGGCTGGCTAACTGGTTACCCTTAGCCTGTTCGGCGCGCAGGGCTTCGAGACCTCGTTGCGCTGCGGCAGCGGCTGCATCGGCTAGCGCCCGTCGTTCCTGGGCGAAACCATCACGGATTTCTGCGGCTTGCTTTTCGCCCTTCGCGGCCGCCAGCGCGTAGCCTTCGTCGTAACCTTCCTGGCGCGTCACATGCAGACCGAGCACCGCTGCGGCAATCAGCGCGACACACCATGTGGCAGGGCTGAGCAGATCAAGCAGGCGTTTCATTGGCACACTCCCTGGCCCCAGCCTTCTGCGACGTACAGGGCCTCCCATCGCAAGAGAATCAGGCGGGGGTATTGGCGGTTTTCCTTGAATGCAGCGGCGGAGCGCCCTGCGTTATGCCGCTCCACCGAATCGAACCAGGTCAGCGGATCGGCGCCCTTTGCCGATGCCAACTTGCGATCTCGGATGACCCATCCGAGCCCGCCGTTGTAAGCCGATAGCATCAAGGCGCCTTGCTCACAGTCGTTTCGAGCCGTGACGCGGTCTGCCAGCCAACGGTCGTAGCTGACCAACGCCTGCATCGACCAGGTCGGATTAAACGGCTCGACTTTGCCCAGGGCCTTGGGGAATACCTGGGCAAGCCAGGTGGCGGTCGAGGGCATCACCTGGCCCAAGCCTTGCGCACCGACTGGCGATTTGGCGTCGAACCTCCAGCGGCTTTCCTGATGGATCTGCGCGGCAAACGTCGCCACCGGAGCATCCAAACCCCATTCTGCTTGGGCTATGCGCGTCAGGTCGCGTCGATAGCGTTCGGCCTGGCTGGGGATCTCCGCAAATGCGTTTGATGTATGAGCGAAGCCAACCAACAGGCCAACACAAGCAGCACCCATGTATAGAAGGACTTTGCGCATAGTCAGAGCCCCAGCGTCAGGCCGAGGATGCAGGCCAGTACCACCAGTGCGCGGCGAATCCCGGCCATGGCTCGTTCCATGCGTGGCACTTGGTTCGGACGGGCATAGGGAAACAATGCTCGGTCGATCCAGTAACCGAGTACGCCGCCCAAAGTGACCAGGCCAGCTTTGTACAAAACGATTGGTAATTTGTTTGGCGCGATGATGGCCAGGCACAACAGCAATGCGAGGGTGATTAGCGTCCAGTCAGTCATGCGTGGCGCACGGCGGCGCCGATGGATATCAACCATCAACGAACTTCCTTTATCGGATTAAGTGCAGCGCGGATATCCGCAAGTGAGCGCGCAGCAATTACGGGATTGCCCCGTACTGGCTCTGCTGCCGCGTAGTTACCAAGTCTCAGAGATGTATCAAGTCGTTGTGGGCGCAGTTTTTCTTTCTGCCGAACATGTTCGGCAACTCTGCGCTCATGACTCGCAACGATCAGTTCGACAGTGGCGCGCCATTCCGGAGGGCATTTGTCCATCAACGCCCGAACGTCGTCCGCGAAAGGCGCGTCGATTACGAGTTGAGCGTATTGCCTGGATGAACGGGGCGCAGTGGCCATATGCAAACCTGCCGGAGTAGATGTCCGGACTAGATTCGCTTGGCAGGGAGTGCAGCGGTGTTTCTTACACGCGCAAGAAAAAGCCCCGACTTAGCGGGGCTTCCTATTAAAGTTTCCTGAGAGACTTCATCAATTCTATTTCAGAGTCTGGCGTGCCTTCTTTCCGCAGCTCGGCTTCCCACTCGGATTCAGAAAGAGTCTCAGAGTTGTTCGAAGGCGTCGCTATTTGCGCGGCACAATCCGAGCTGTCTCTTTCCCAATTCGCTCGGACTCGATCCAATTCACTTTGCGTGAATTTTCCGGTATAGCAACCGCCGCTGAAGTACAGAACATCAGTCAGTAGAAGCCGGCAGCCTGGAAAGCATGAAGCAGATGCTTTGTCCTGGGAGTGCAATTGTTCATTTGCGGATCGTTGGATCTGCGCGAGCGCGGATGTGTCACGTGTCAAGCAAGCATCAAGGTTTTTTGACCACAGTTGCTGCGCCGTCGCTTGGTTTGCCTTGGCGTGACTCAGGTCAGCTTCAAGAGTGGTGCTGGGTGTCGGCGCCGCGAAAGCCACTGACGTACACAAGGCCGAAGCCGCAAACACCACTCTCAAAGCGATCATCATTAATGGACAGTCCTGTCACCAAAGCCGAATAGGTCGGGCCCATTGCGTCGGTGCAATGCCCTTTGGCGGGCGATGATGTCATAAATGGTCGGTGATGCAAGTTTGTACTTTCTCACCAGCTCTGTCGGTTGGATGTTTGAATCACGCCAGTCACGAAAAATTGCAGCGTCGCGCATAGCCTTCTTCAGCGAATCCCCCCGAGGCAGATAGACCACTGCGCCGCCCATCGTGTCGCAGATCGCGAAGACAACCGCCCTGGCTATTTCGGCTACAGCTTCTGGCCTGTCCTGCAATTTTCCCTTTAGTTCGGCCTCTGCGATTTCGACCATTTCCTTGATCGTGCCTTCCCAGCGGTGCATGACCGCCGGATCTTCCATATGTGCCAGCACTTTGTTTGGATCTAGCCTGTCGCTGTCATCCGGAAACAATTGATCCTGACTCATTGTGGCGCCCCTCTTCGTTTGGCGTCATTCGTCAGCGCCGAAACGAGACTCCCCAACTGCTTGCAGTCCAGCCACTCCACACGCTCAACCTTGAACATTCGTTTCGCCATTCCATCGGCATATTCCCAAGGGCGCTTGGCGTCAGTCATGAAGGCCTGAATCTTGCCGATCAGCTTTTGCTTGTCGGGAGCCGCCTTCGGAGCGGATCGCCCAGCGGCCCTGGCCTTTGGTTTCCAACCGAGTCGCTCAAACTCGGCCAGCACGGCCGCAACCTTCACCGGCCCCAAGTCTTTGGCCGACTCAACACCAGCGACACGCTTGAGCATGGCCCGATAGGTTTCGTCATCAAGGCCCAGATCTTTTTTCGCTATGTGGATCTTCGATAGGTTTACGTTGCGTCGATTCATTTTCTCCTTTCCCCTTACATTCCTCGGCAGCTCATCAGTACCCGGATGCCACTCCGGATAGACCGGCCCAGTTACCTGGACCGGTTTCGCTTAGTGAATCGTCGGGTTTAGTACGAGTTTTTCGCGCATTGCTTGGCAGATCTCGCAATCACATCCGCCCAGGTGCTGGACGGTGCCTTCGAGTGAAATTCGTGCGATCAGTCGGGCAGCTACTCGGCCTGCGTCACTGCCGATCATTTGGCTTGCGTTGTCTACGGTGACGGATACGCCATCGGTGCTGTCTTCGATTGTGATTTGGAACTTGGCCATTCGATTTGTTCTCGTGTTTGTTCAGTGTCGGTTGGTGTGTTGTCAGAGCTGATCGCAGATCAATGCAGCGTCGGGGACGCGATGTCCTGGACGAAGATACTTGCGATATCCAAAGGGACGGGCGCGTACTGGTCAGACTCCCCGATACGCTCATACACACGGATGTAGCTCTTGGAGCCGACCACTTGAACGGCATCGCTGATGGCTTGCATCGCCCGTTGCCATCGCGAGTCCTTGATTTCCAGCCTGCGAAGGGCCAGCACGCGGCCGGTGCTGATCTCCCCGGCCTTGTCGGTACGAAACGCTTCGTTGACCAGGACGCGGACTTCGCTTCGCGCGTCCTGAGTCCACTCGACAGCGCACTCATCAATCAGAGCGCGGGCCGCTTGCAGGCGCTCGTCAAACTTGATGGAGTCCTGTACCGCATGGACGATCTTGAAGCGGCCGTCGAACGACAGGAGGGTGACGTTTCCCTTCTTGCCGCCAATCGTTGCCTTGTACTGCTCAGCGGACATTTCAACGAATGCCTTGATGTCGCCGAACGCTGAGGACTTGAGTTGTGCGAGCTGTGCGGATACTGCTTTCGCACGCCCCACAAGTTCGTTAACCAGCTCGTCGCGAGCCAAATCAATCGGTTTGATTAGAACTTCCGGCACCAGATGACCTTTAGCGTCCTGGCGAAAACCTTCTGGGATGTTGTTCATCGGTTTTGTTGCTCCATATATGTTGGTTGTAAGGCTGCGTTTAGCATCTTCGCTGTGGATGCCACTGCCTGCCTTCTTGAATCTTCGAATTGCCTGTCTGTTTTAAGGGCAGAGTTCGTGCGCGCCCTGCCTTTCATGGTTGCCAGAAGCTGGTCGAGCGCTTCGTTACCGGTTTTGATCTGCTTGTCCGTTCTCTTCGGCTTCGGGAGTCGAAGCTCGGGCGGGCGTGCTTGAAGTTCACGCAGCAACAGAGCCGGTGCGGGCCAGCGCTCGCAGGTCGCAAACAACGTTTCAAATGCTTTGCGAATGCGCACCGCGTCCTTTTTTTCATCCCAGTCTCTGCCCTTGGTCATCGCGACTAGCCAGATGTCTGCCGTTTTCGTGGCCGAGTCTGCTGCCGGTGCACCGTCCAGACGTAACGCTAGAAGGCCGGCCACGCCCTTGGCGATTTCTCGCCTAAGCCATGCGTCATTCACTAGCCCATTCCTCCAGCGCATTGATTGCCGAAGCCGTTTGGCTTGGTTGTCGCGTCCGCAATGGCAAGTCCCGGCTTTCCGGCGCTAAAACCATTCCTTTTCCAACCGCAGCCGATTGATATTGCGACATGACCTGGTACAGCCAGCCGTGACCTTTAAGTGGTGTCGCAAGGCGTCCGGATTCACGGGCTATCAACGTCTGCTCAACAGCCCACAACCAGCACTCAGGGGGCGCATCGAACACCTGACCACCTCGCTCTATGCGCTGGGCCTGAAGATCTGGAAGTAGCTCGCCGAGTAGCTTCGCGACACGACCCATGGTCAGTTCGCGGGACTCTGGCCGGAACAGTCCGAGGTAACGCACCAACGCATGACCAACAGGGCCGGACATCTTGAATGCGATACCGAGGGCCTCGCGTGCGCCGTCGTGCGCTATGAGCGCGTCCAGCGAAAGGGTTGTTCCGCAGTTCGGGCATCGAGTTCGCATCAATGCACCTCCCGCTTTGGCTGGGCTTTCTCAAGCTCGTCCGCCCGGATCTGGGCGTACTTGTAGGTCTCAGAAAACCCGACACACGTGTCGCCCTGGTACAGACGAATCATGCTGCGGCCAGCGATGTAGATCTGCACGAAGGGCACTTGCTGGCGAACATTCTCAATGGATGGTTGCATTTCCGGCACCTGCGCAACTTGGGTTGAGGGGGCAGTGCTGACAGGCTCGCCAACTCTGCATCGCTTGTGGGTTGTGCGTTGGGGCTGGTTTGTCGCGGTAGCTTTGGCACTGCTCGATGGTCACCGTGTCGTTGACCGCTACGCATTCCATCCGCCCAAGCGAACTCATGACGCGGCGTTCAACGCCAGCGGTGCTGGGACTCGTGTATTTGTTAGCCAGGATCAGACTTACTGCTGTACGACTCATGCCGATTCGAGCCGCAGCTTTCGTCCGGTCAGTCGCCTTCACTTCAGCTGCGAGCAAACGAACAAAGAGCGGTGGCTGCTGACCCCATTTAGAAAGGTCTACTTGTGTCATTGCAGACCTCCAGACTCTTCTTGCGAGGCCAGCTCCAACTGTGTTCTCTGTACCAGCTCAACTGGTAGCGAGACCGGGCCCTTTGCCGCTTTTGCCAAGGTCAGCCATTCACCTAATAGTTCACGGGTGCGCGCCAAATCGATGCCAGGCTCAATCAAGCTACGATCAGCCCCTGGCGTACCGGTGGTCTTGGTGTAAATCAGTCGGTTGAGATTCGGGTCGTAAACTTGCAATGACTCAAGCTGACGAATCTCTGGGGGCCGGGGGCCAGTGTCTTTTCCGGCAACTAGGCAGAAATAATCGGGTTTCCCCATCGGCCTATCACACGGAGTCTTAGCCAAATAACCCGCTTCGCTAAGTGCATTCAAGTATTGCCTGACTTTGGTAGCTGTGA